ATTGCCACCAGCGAATGCCGTCCATAGATGGGAAGTATTCAAAATCAGCGTTTCCATCATTCAAGCCATACCCTGCAATCCAAAGACTATTTGGGAACTCTGCAAGGATTTGCTGAT